GTTAAGTTTTTAGTGACACCAGAATCAATAAAACCAGTCATCGAATACCGCTGACACTCATTAATAACACGACGCCAGTCTGGAGCAAACTTCATGATTAAGTCTGCAACTGCCATTTCCTCATAGCTTACGCCTTCTTCCTCAAGGATAAACTTCATGCGTTTCATAAACTGAGCCGCAAGTTGTGCAAGGTCTTTCTTAGTTGTATTAAATTCATAAACACCGCAGCGAGAATGCAAAGGCTCAATGATTCTGTTTTTAAAATTACAAGTAAGAATAAACCTGCAATTCTGACTAAACTCTTCAATGAACCCGCGAAGTGCTGGTTGAGTAGATTGAGGATTCAAGTAATCAGCCTCATCAAGAATTACAACCTTGTATCCACCTTGCAGAGAGATAGTAGATGCAAACTGCTTGATCTTACCTCGTAAGGTATCTATGTTTCCATCTTCAGAGCCATTAATGACAATAAAATCAAGGTCAAGAGACTGGCACAAAGCACGAGCAACAGTGGTTTTACCTAGCCCAGCAGTGCCAGTAAAAAGCATATTAGGTAAATCCCCTTTAGCGACAATTGCATTGAAGGTATCCTTTAACTGTTGCGGCAGAATCGTATCATTAATTTTTTTAGGGCGATACTTTTCGCACCATAGAAATTCATTAGACATTTGATAAGTTACTCCATACTTTAATAAATTTATTCACATTAACTCGATCAATTATCTGACGCATTAACTATTCATTGCCTTGTCTTGCTGAAGTTGCTCAACTAGCTGAGTAACCTGGACGCATTGATCTCGCAACTGACCGATGGTCGACAGCTCTTCACCTTTAAATCCCCCGCGTGTAGTGATGGCATCAACTACTGCGACAGTGCTGCGGCCGATGCGGTTTGAAAGTTCATTGATTTTTTCTTGAGTTGTTTTTTCTGTCATATTAAGCTCCAAATGTAGATGATTTTTCTAGTGCAATCCAATACTGCACGTTGAGTTTTTTGTGTTGAAAGTGTGAAATAAGTTTAGAAGAAATCGAAACATCGTAATCGCCAGGTACTATTTTAAGATTGCTGATACCCATAATAAAGTTAAAAGATTTTTCAGCGTCAAAGGTGCCATCAACATCAATTGAATACGCATTCGATGTTGAATTAGCATTATCAACTACTGCAAAGTTTAACACACCATTCTTACCGGTAATTGAAACATCGCTGTGCCCCAATGCAGATGCTGCTCGCTTTAGCTTTGTAAGTGTATCAGTAGTAAGTTCAAATGTTACTTCAGCCGCTGGCATTTTAATATCCTTACTTGGTGATGTAAGGGTTTCCTCAGGCGAGAAGAAGTATTTAACTTTAGATCTACCAGCGGTATCACCGACCACAACATAACCTTCATTAAAGTTCAGCTGTGGCTTATCAACCAGGTCAAGGACGCTGATGAATTCATTCAGGTCATAAACGCCAAATGCTTGCGGAAAAGATTCTGTGACATCAGCTGATGCCATGATGTTACGTGCCTCAGACATTGTCTTAAGTGTGTTACCTTCTCGAACCATTATATTTTGGTTAATACCAGAAAAGTTCTTGAGAATCGTGAGAGTGCTGTCGCTTAGTTCCATAATAGGTTCCTCATAAAAAATGTGTATGGTGTATTATACCACGGTTTCGACTTCTTGTAAACCTTTTATTTTACTGAAGTTCTTATCTTTATAAAATTCAAGCTTGTTTTCAAACTTGCCGTCTAGAATCTCCCCCTTATGAGAGATAACAAAAATATTCGAATCGTCAGGGAGAGTATATAAAATTTTAAGTAGATTTTCCACCCCGTCAATGTCAAGGCTCGAGTCAAATGTTTCATCTAAAATGAGTAGGTTAGTTGCAATAGAATTTTTCATCTTAGCAACCTGGCGCCAAGTGAATAATAGTGAAAGGTCAATCCGCTGTTTCTCACCTTCAGAAAACGATTCATAACTAAATTCATCACGGTGGCGTGAACGAATAGTTTCTTGAAATGATTCATCAAGATCAAAGTGCACAAAGAAATCAAGGATTTGTAAGTACTGGTTTACAAGCTTATTGATAACAGGCAAATACTGTTTAATAATTTTTGTTTTAATGCCAGTGTCTTTTAGCATCTCAGCAAGTACGTTATTATAAGATAAATCTTCATTGAAACTTAACTTACGTTCCATAGAGCTGTTCTTTTCGTTACAGTACTTGTCAAGTTCTTCTTTAGCAGTTTTCAAGTCTGCCACATCTGAACTGCTTATTTCGCTGTCAAGAGCCCGTATTTCATTTTGCAACCTAGAAATTTCTTTATTATTAACAAGCATATCACGCTGCCACTGCTGTATTTCAGAAAGCGTTGTAGTCGCATACTCTAGAGCCGCTGCAATGTTGGCTGATTCTTTATTGGCAAGGTCCATGGCTGACTTAAGTTCTTTGGCTTTTGCCTTAGCACTTTCTAGCTTTTCAGATCTAAGATCTGCGCCAATATCCTGTGAGCATGTCGGGCACGTGTCGTTAACCTCATAGAATTTTGCATCTTTAGCCACTGCTGCTACTTGCTGCTTAAACTGAGCTTGGTATTGCAATAAAGTCTTTTGCTTATTGGTAAGGCTATCTGCTTTAGCCTGAGCTCCTGTTAAATCATTTTCAACTGATTCTGTCAATGTTGCATTTTGGTCAACAAGATCTTGAATTAAAGATTGATTTGATACGATTTTAGATTGTTTTGCATCAATATTTGAATTTGTAAGTATCTGTACATCTTTAATGTATTTTCCTTGGGCTTCAATCCGTGTCTTTGTAATATCAATCTCGTAACTAGTCTGTCTAATATTTTCTTTTAAAGTATTTGTCTGCTCACGCAGCAAAATATTCATCTTTGAAAATATGTTAATACCTAACAAGTCTTCGATCACATCACGTCTGTGCCCTCCTTGGAGTTGCATGAATGGAACAAAGGACGAAGATCCTAGAACCACTACTTGATGGAACGATTTATGGTTTAGTTTAAGGATGTTTTGTTCTAGGATCTTCTGGTATTCTTTGGAGTGTGATGATTGGTTAAGCATTTGGTCGTTCTTCCAAATCTCAAACACACCTGGAGAGATACCCCTAACAATTTTAAAATTATTACTACCTATTGTAAATTCAACCTCTACAACACAATTTTTGCCATTTACTGAGTTAACTAGTTGTGGCTTATTAATGTTTCGGTGTGGTTTACCAAACAATCCAAATGAAATAGCATCAAGCATGGTTGATTTACCAGCACCATTCTGCCCAACTACTAACGTAGATTTGTTACGCGTTAAATCAATTTTAGTAAAAGAATTTCCAGTTGATAGAAAATTCTTCCATTTTATTTTAGTGAATTTTATCATGCAATTTCTAGTGTTTGCGCTTCAGCCATAAGTTCGCTGATTTGCATTTTAATACGTCCTTTATCTAAGTCTGTATCTACCGCCTCAACATAACTGCTAAGGAGTTCGTCGGTGTCTTCAAAAGAGATGTTTTCATCATTCACATTTTCACCGATAAACTCGTTAAATGTTTCAGCAATTTTCAACTCATGGATTTGTCGTTCTTGAATTCTATCCACAAACCTATCAAAAATAAATGCGTCGGTCTTATTGTTTACAATAATCTTGACAAACTTATTATCAAATTTTGACACGTCATAGGTATTATAATCTATTTTGCTATCGTCGTACACTACTTTTTCAAATAAAGTATTAGGATTTTTTACAGCGGTTAACTCACGAGTATCAGTGTCTAACACATGGAAATACTTTGGGTCACCAGCATCAGACCAGAAATATTCTAGCTGTGAGCCTAGATAATGGATATTATCCTTCTGTGACTTTGTGTGATAATGGCCTGATAGAACCATTTCAAACTTTTTAAACAAAGATGCATCCATGCCGTCTGTAGCTTTTACACCGCGCATTAGATCAAAGCCATTTAACTCTAAGTGAGCACCAAGGATATCAGCCTCGCAGTTACGAATAAATTCCATTGACTTATCATAGTTATCTGTGCATATCCACGGCAGCAGCCCGATTTTTAACTTATCATATTCAAGCACGGTTGGTTCCATTACAATATGAATCTCGTTCATAAAATGGCCAAAGAGTTCTTTCAATGAATTCAGATTGTTGGTATTTTTATAATAGGTATCATGGTTACCAGGGATGATATCCATTTTAATACCATGTTTACGCAATGGCTCAAGAAAGTGTCTACGGTTATGGTGCATCGCTTTAAAGTTAATAAACTTACGATGGTCATAGTAGTCACCTAAGTGAATAATCTGCGTAATGTTATTTTCTAACAAGTACGGAAAGAACACATTATCATAAAAGTCCTCATGATTCTTAAGAAAAATATCAGACGCATTGCGGATGCCACAATGCGTGTCATTTAAGAAGGCAATTTTCATTCTAAAAAGTCACTTAAGTCAGAATCAAGGGAGCGAGATTTGCGTGCTTTTTTATCTTCTTTAATCACTTCTTTAAAATGATCATCAGCCGTTCTTACACGCTCAATTCTCTGACGAAGGGATTCAACGATTTGTTCCCCGATTACAAGATCTTCAGTGCCAAATAATTCGCTTAAATCAACTTTACTTAAATAAGCCATCTTTATATCTTGCTGCTTTTTCTCCTTAGCAATTCGACGTAAAAAAGCGTACCAAGTGATTTGTGTAAAATACGCAAATGCATTTGGTTTACCTGTCCGGGTGGCTGCTTCTAAGTTATAGTTGTGAATTGCCTTTAAACAATTTTCGACAGCATCCATTACCATTTCTTCACGGTACGTGTACCGAATAAAATTTGACTTGTGAGACAGACCTTCGGCGATGCGCAAAAAGCATTCGGCGATATAGTTAGTGACAACGGGCGCTTGTACGTTTTCTTCACCAGCTTTATTAGCTGCAGTAACGTATTCAACTACAGCGAGAGAAAATTCGCTGTTTTTTACATAGTGTGGTTTTTCTGTTTTAGACATCCATCACTCCTTTCAATTATATATTATAACATGATATCACTTAAAAGTGTTTATTATTTACTATTCTCAATATAGCAAATAGTTATGTACAAGAATCCAAAAACGTGATATAATCCTAGTATGAACGCCGGAGGGGAAAGGAGTACCCTATTAATGAATCTTAGTACCACTAGCAACAAGATGCAATTCTTCACTTTCCATTAATTCTAGCTCATCCTCAGACACTGTTATTCTATTTTCTACAGCCAATGATGCATCTTTAATTGCCTCTGCATAGTGTTCAAGCATTTCATCCGTTGGAATGCCTTCTGCAATAATATGAGAACTATTAATTTTTTGTTCTGACTGTTCTTGGAATACCATAAAAGGTCTAAAATAGTAGTACTTTAAACCACGTTTATCGTCTTCTACATTTATAATTTTAAATGTATCTACTGTGATGAAATATCCTTGAGCGTCATGTGAAACAATAGAACAAATAATTTCATCATTATTACTAAGCTTGAACTGTTTTACTTCCATATTATTTTATCCTGACGTTGGTTATTAATTTTAATCAATACTTATTTCATAAGTTTTATAATCAAACTCTTCTGCTTTATACATCTTAAGTCTTTCAAAGGCATGTAACAAACAAAAGTTCTTTTTAGTATGATAGGATAAATCATCCGTGATATCAAAGAGTTTTGTGACTCTGCCATCATCGCTTTTTCTTAAACCGCGGCCAATACTTTGCAATACGCGTATTTGTGATTTTGATGGAGATGCAAATACGATATTGTGTAAGTTCCTAATATTTATACCAGTAGAAAACGTTCCCATCGATGCAACAATAATCGCATCACTTTGTTTTTCGGTGATCTTACGGATTGCTTCTCTATCAGCAGTTTCTGTTTGACCAGAGACAAAGAAAACTTTTCTATCTTCGTGGGCCTTGGTTCTTATTATATCATATAATACCTTACCATGTTTCTCTACATACTGAAATAGCACCAGCGTGTTACCGGTTTGATCTACTACTAGGTTTCTAATAAGATTATTTCTTTTCTCATTAGTAACTATAAAATCAATTTCATCTTGATATGTCAAACCGTTACATGCTTCTCGAGTAGTGTTGCTATAATTTAACACAAGTCGCGTGATTGCCAATTTAGCAAGGGTATCATTATCTTGCAACGCACGAGTCGTGGTGACCTTAAACACTCTTCCAAAAAGACCTTGTAAGACCAATTCATGTGTTAGTGAGCCGTCAAGCGTACCTGTTGTACCAAATCTATATTCAGCTTCAGTGCACTTTTCCATAATTGTGGTAAGCGATTTAGATTTAAACCCATGACACTCATCACCAAAGACAGCACCAAATTGTGAAAACCAATCTAATGGAAATTTATAAATCGATTGCCATGTTGATACATACACCTTTGCATCTGCATTCTTATCTTTACCAGAGTAAATTCGGTGCACTTCATTTTTTGAATCAAACAGATCATTAGTTGCATAATCGTTGAAGTCACCATACATTTGCTCTACTAATGACGTGGTTGGCACAATGACCAAAACCCTTTTATCCGAGTTAGCAATAAACCAACGAAGCAATGTATAGATGATTAACGATTTACCAGAGCCTGTAGGCGATACTAATACGCCTTTCTTTTTATGAATGGCATTACACACTGCGTCAAATTGGTAATCTCTAATTGGAAACGGTAGATTAAGACCCTGGACGTAATCCATAATATCAACTGGCGATACTTTGTTGCTTGACTCCGGAGCGCCATAGTCACTTGCATGTTGATCTAATTCGTATTCGCGCTGTTCACAGAATTTGAGTAAGTGGTAAAACAACCCGCCAGGTAATGTACCAGTCCGAGCATTATAGAGACGAATTTTACCATCCCATACTTTATTCTTAAACGCTGGCATAAATTTATAACCAGGAACAAAGAACGAAAAATGCTCATTTAACTCTTGGCCGATTCCCTGATCACATTGTAACCCCATGGTAGCGTGATTTATTTTCCAGATTGCTATTTTTTCCATTAACTTCCTGCTTGGAATTTCTTCCATTCAATAATATTTTTGACTGTCTGGTGTCGCCACTTAATATTCTCTATGATTTCATGTAAAGTATCTATAACAGTCTTATAATATTGGATTTTCTCTTCTGACCGTTGTATGTCTGGATCTGAATCATAATAATAATCCATCTC